AAGATATTTCTGATGAAGAAGTTGCAGAACTTGATGATGTTTCTGATGAAGAAATTGATGATGCAATCGATGAAACTGAAGAAGATGATGATTAGAGAGAAATTAATTTGTATAAATAACAGTTAAGAAGAAAAAAATGACAAGAACATTTAAAGAACTAAAAGAAAAACTTGGCAGGCATCCAACTGGACAGATGGTCTTCAACAAGAAGATTGGTAAAGTTCCTGTCATGATTCATAAAGAAAAAAATGTTTTTGTAGTTTATATTGATGGTGACAGACTTGATGCTTATAAGACTCAGAAAGAAGCTGAGCGTATGGCAGCAGAGTTTGTTAAGCAATACAAAGGGTAACAGATGAAGCTAATTACAGAATATACTGAAACAGATGTTCAGTGCATTGTTGAAGCAAAAGAAGATGGATCGAAGACACATGTCATCGAAGGAATCTTTGCTATGGCTGAATCTAAAAACAGAAATGGTAGAGTTTATCCAAGGGCGGTCATGGAACAAGCCGTGGAGAAATACTCTTCTGAACAAGTTTCTAAGGACAGAGCGGTTGGTGAATTAAATCACCCTGATGGACCGACTGTTAACTTAGATAAAGTATCTCATAAGATTACGGAACTCAAATGTGAGGGAAATAATGTTATGGGTAAGGCACGAATATTGGATACTCCAATGGGTAATATCGTAAAAGGATTGCTTGAAGGTGGTGTTCAACTAGGTGTCTCAACTCGTGGTATGGGTAGCCTCGAGCAGCGCAATGGCGTTATGTATGTCAAGGATGACTTTATGCTTAATACGGTTGATATCGTACAAGACCCATCAGCACCAAATGCTTTTGTTAATGGAATAATGGAAGGTGTTGACTGGATCTGGAATAATGGCATCATTGAAGCTCGAGAAATTGATAGAATAGAGACTGAAATTAAACGTGCTCCACGTGCGGATCTGTATGAAACGCAGGTTCGTGAGTATAAGAATTTCCTCTCGTTACTGAAACAACAGCAATATTAAGGAGTCAAACATGACTGATCAAGTCCAAGACCAGGATGTTGAGCTCGACGAGATCGAAATCGAAGAAGCTCAAGCTCACGATCCTAAAAATGCTGAAGCTCAATCCGTCGCCGCTACGGCAAAAGCTGGGGATGCTACAAAGAAAGCACCAGCTCGTAAAGGCGATAAGAGCAACAGCGAACCATCGCATCTAAAAAGTGCTGGCACCAAAGCCGAGTCTGTAGAATTTAATGGAGACTTTAGTGAAGACCTAAACGCATTGGTTGAATCTGAGGCAACTCTTTCAGAAGAGTTTAAAGCCAAAACAGCAGTTATTTTTGAAGCGGCGGTAAAGCAAAAACTTTCAGAAGAGATCGACAGATTGGAAACTGAGTACCAACAGCAGTTGGACGAAGAAATCCAAACAACAAAGTCAGATCTAGTCGAAAAAGTTGATGGCTACCTCAACTATGTGGTTGAGCAATGGATGGAAGACAACAAACTGGCGATTCAAAGTGGCCTACGTGCCGAAATCGCAGAAGGTTTCATGGATAAGTTGAAAGACTTGTTTGTAGAATCTTATGTTGAAGTTCCAGAATCCAAAGTCGACCTAGTTGACGAACTGGCAGAAGCTAACGAAGAACTTGAAGAGCAAGTTAATGTAGCAACTGCTAAGTCAATTGAACTTGCAGAAGAGCTAGAAGGCTACAAGCGCGAAGCGGTTATCCGTGAAGCGTCTCGTGATCTAGCAGAAACTCAAGTAGAAAAGCTACGTTCGTTGGCAGAGAACATTGATTTTGAAGATGAAGATACTTTTGCAACAAAAGTAAAAACCATCAAAGAATCATATTTCTCAAAGAAAACCACTGAGTCCGTAATTGATGAATCTATCGACGATGACGCTGCTGACAGCGAAGTTGAAGTTTCACCGATGATGGAACAGTACCTCGCAGCCCTAAGAAAAACATCCAATTAAGGAGATCCTATAATGGAAACTTATGATCGTCTCGTAGAGAAATGGTCTCCAGTACTGAACGAAGAATCAGCTGGCGCAATCACCGATAAGCACAAGAAAGCAGTAACCGCTGCAATCTTGGAAAACACAGAAAAAGCTCTTAACGAGCAAGCAGAGCAAAACTCTTTCGGCCAAATGAACGAAGATGCTGCTGCTGGTAACACTAGTACTGTTGCAAACTGGAATCCAGTTCTGATTTCACTCGTACGTCGTTCTATGCCAAATCTAATGGCATATGACATCTGTGGTGTTCAGCCTATGTCTGGTCCAACTGGCTTGATCTTCGCAATGAAGTCCAAGTACAAAACAACACGTGCTGGCGCTACTGATGGTAACGAAGCACTGTTCGGCGAAGCAATCACAGGCTTCTCTGGTGACTCTTCCGTAACAAACGGTGCAAGCCCATCAGGTTTGTCAGGTGTTACTGATTCAAATGGTGACTCAACTATCAATGATGACCGTACAGCAACTGCTCCTGCTGGTGGTATGTCAACACCAAATGCAGAGCAGCTGGGTACAACTGGCGAATCCGCTTTTGCTGAAATGGGTTTCACCATTGAAAAAGCAACTGTGACTGCAAAGTCACGTGCGTTGAAAGCAGAATATACTCTTGAGCTTGCACAAGACTTGAGAGCAATTCACGGTCTTGACGCAGAGACAGAATTGGCGAATATCCTGTCAACAGAAATCTTGGCGGAAATCAACCGCGAAGTAGTTCGTACAATTAACTCACAAGCTAAAACTGGTTGTTTGACTGCAAACATCACAACTCAAGGTATCTTCGATATGTCAGCAGACGCTGATGGTCGTTGGTCTGCTGAGAAGTTTAAAGGTCTCGGTGTACAACTGGATCGTGAAGCTAACGTAATTGCAAAAGAAACACGTCGCGGTAAAGGTAACTTTGTTGTGTGTTCTTCTGACGTTGCAACAGCTCTTGCAGCTTCTGGTATGTTGGATTATACCCCAGCATTGTCCACAAACCTGAATGTAGATGACACAGGCAATACATTTGCTGGTGTACTAAACGGCCGTGTTCGTGTGTACATTGACCCATATGCAACAACCGACTATGTAAACGTTGGCTACAAAGGTACCAACCCATATGACGCAGGTCTGTTCTATTGCCCATACGTACCGCTCACAATGGTACGTGCAGTTGGTGAGAATGACTTCCAGCCACGTATCGGGTTTAAAACTCGTTATGGCATGGCATCTAACCCATTCGTAGGTAACAACCCTGCAGATGGTTTGGCATCTGCTAAGTCTAACCAGTACTACAGAATCTTCCGTGTAGATAACATCTTGACATAAGATTAAGAGTTACGGAAAAAACTTAGGGCCGCTTTCGCGGCCCTTTTTTTATTCAGTGTATTTTGATGGAACAGCTGAAGCATCCCAAACCCATTGTCTATAAGTTGGATCACCAACAACGACAACGTCACTATCACCAACTTCAGTCCAAACACGATCATCCATCCATTTGTGATAGTATGCAGGACCACCCCAAACTCTACGAGCGCGCTGGTAGGTTGCTTCGTCCATTCCTACATAGTGTACAGTTCGCATATTAATCCTCCTATAAGGATGAACACTCCTACATAAAGAATTCCCTTTAATAAAACATAAGTTACAAGTTCATGCATAATATAACTCCTTACCTCATACGCCCAGCTAGTATATCCAATCTCTCCGCACGGCCTTATTGACATTGCCGCTCTAGTTTAATTGAAACTAACATCCCCTAAGAGACAGTGCTTTTAGCTGATCAACGCCTCTACACGGACGTATGAGGAAAAGAGTTATGCTACTAACTCTCGAATCATTTTATTTAACACTTTAAGTTGATCCTCTTCAGGTAATTTTTTACTGAGGATCTTCTACCCAATCCCAAAATGGTTCGATGACTTCCATTTCATCAAAACCTTCTTGTAACCAACCACGAGATGAAGCATACAACTTAACGCAATCTTTATAGTTATGGGTACTTGTACCCCAAGTGCCTAACTCAACGTTATATGCTTTTACATCCTGTTTAACTAGGTTTTGCAATTCACCTACAACTGCGTCGGCATAGATTTTGCTGATTTCATCATAAATAATAAGATCATTGTTTGTCATTGTGTATCCTTAACAGTTTCATTTAGATTTGTACTAATTATTGTGCCCCACATAAAGCCGCCATTTTTGTCGAGCTCATGGTACAGTTGCTTTTGGCGAAGGTCTGCTTCTTTAGCAGTACGAAACACCTCAATCGTAAAATCACCCTTACGATTGCGAGCTTGAACTTGATAGCGGTTTTTCATGCTGCTTTACCGAAGTAATCGTCAACGAGAACTTTGATGCAGTCATAGAGATAATCAGAATGATAAAATACACCCAGTGAGATGTTAATATCAGCATCGACATAGTCCCAATTGATTCCACCTGAAGTGTTGATATTTTCAGGATCAGCGACAGCTTGGTTAAACCGTTCGATGATGTCGTTCTTAATCATTGCACCGTAAGTAGTAAGCATTTGTTTATCTCCTCTTGATATAACCTTTATACACTATTACAAATCGTTTGTACACAGTTAATTTGCGATTTTTGCACTTTTTTTACGATAAATTTAGCTCAAAAACTGCATAGTTAACACCAACTGAGAATTCAGCATCTGTGGCTTCTGAAAAGTCAAAACCAGCACACTCCATTTGGTACTCAACCTTTTGTGCAAAATCGTCAGAACAGTCGAGTGTTTCCATGATTTGTTTGATTACTAAACGCATTGTGTATATCCTTCATTATCTCTTGATATAACCTTTATACACTATTACAAATCATTTGTACACAGTTAATTGCGGTTCAAAAGATATTTTTTTATTTACATTTGATTCAAAATATTGTATAATGCTACACATATAAATACCATAAAGAAATCGAGGATTTTACTATGCCAACTCTTAATCCAAATGTTAGTGTAAGTGTAGACAATAGCATATCAGCTGTAACTGGTATCAGCTATTTACAGCCTACATCGTTTAAACTATCAATTGACCGTAAGCATTATCCGAATCTAGAGTTCTTTTGTCAAAGTATTCTACATCCATCAATGAGTTTAAACGCTGTTGAGGTTCCTATTAAACGTTTAGGATCTCTTCCATTTGCTGGAGATAAATTGACGTTCGGTGAATTAACAGTAATTATCATTGTAGACGAAAACTTAAACGCGTACACTGAAATGTACAACTGGATGGACC